CTGACTTACTACACCACTTATCGAAAGGAGAAGTGACTATGTCAACTAGTAGAACAAGAACTCGTTACATACGTGCGACGGGCGGGTTAGTTGCCACTCACTGGGTAGAATACCCCAGGGGAACGGTTCTAGCTCGATATCCGAACACGCGCAGCGCATCCAGCTCTGATTATAGTTTCAGAGAAACAACATTGGATGAGTTGCACGAGGGTCCTCCCTATAAAGATGGAGGACCATTCTGTTCGGTAAAGACACGAAATCCATTTTGGGAGATTAAAGGTACCGGAGCTATCCACATAGGTAATGTAGGACAAGTCTGGTATTTTTCTGAGGAGTACTTTGTGCCGAATAGTTTTGGCACTTATGGGTACTCAACGTCTGATCTAAATGCATCAGGCCTCACGTCTTCCATAAACTTAAAACCGTGTTTTATCGAACCTACAGTTGGTGAGGGAACCTCAGCATGGGCGAGATTTAAGCCCAAAACCGTAAATTCTGACGTATCACGTTTTATAGGGGAATTAAAAGATTTACCCCTAATGCTACGTCAAACATCCAGGTTGTTTAAAGATCTGTATCTGACAATGGGGGGGTCCAGACGTTCACATGTCTTGGCTCCAAAATCTGTTGCCAATCAATGGGTCAATTATAACTTCGGATGGGTGCCTTTCATCTCAGACATTATTAAGTTTTTCAAGCAATACGAAAACGCAAATAAGCGTTTAGGATGGCTTAGACGAAATAATGGTCACTGGGTTAGAAGGCGAGGTTCGTATCCCGAAACGTCTGTAAAGGATTCGTACGTTAGTAGTGGGAATGCGCCATTAATCTGGCCATCGCCTATGACTTACACGTTACGTTATCCCTATGCAGGCTACCCGAATAAATGGGGAGAAACACTCTTTAGTCAGGAAATTTTACAAAAAACCTGGTTCGAGGGTGCTTTCCGTTTTTGGGTTCCTAGTTTGGAGGAACGCGATAATGTTGATAAAATCGCGAATTTCATGAGACAATATGGACTCATGATATCTCCTAAACTTGTGTGGGATCTCACTCCGTGGTCGTGGCTTGTTGACTGGGCATCGAATATAGGAGATATAATAAATAACCTCCAATCGATGCTTATGGACAACATGGCGGCCAAGTATGCTTACATTATGCGCTCTAAGGATATTATTCTTAGTAACGAATCCACTATACACTATAAGGATGGGAGTTCACCCGTCTATAAATGGTATCAGTGGGTAAACGGTAAAGCGCGGAAAGAAGCTACTCCTTTCGGTTTTGGGTTCGACGTGTCTAATATTACATCTAGACAATTATCCATTCTTGGAGCTCTCGGGATGTCCCGTTTCCTCTAGAATCGTCGAACAGTAGGTCACTTTAAACCCTTTATGTTCTTATACAAGGGTTTCAGTTGTGGGAACACTGAAGCTTAGAACATAACTTTCTCCCATAAACATACAACTATAGGAGGTCAATCATGTCTTTAGCAGATCCACAAACCATTACCATTAACTCTGTAGCCAAAACTCTCAACCGTGTAAAAACGGAGGGTATGAAGTCTACCTATAAGACTGATGATGAGAATTATGAATTCGTAGTATCTCATCAAGAGACGGCACAAGGCCGTACACGTCGAATGGTAAGACTCAACAGTCGCGTTATAGCGGCTGATCCCTTGTCTGCTGTGAACGAGTATAAATCCTTAGGGGTCTATCTCGTTATCGACGAACCTGAATATGGTTTTGTCGACGCAGATATTGACTACGTGTGTGCTGGTTTGCAGGCTTGGCTGACACAGGCCAACCGCCTGAAGGTACTATCAAATCAGCACTAATGGCAAATGGTTGCTAAGCATGGCTGGACAGCCAACTTCCTTCTGGAGGTGACTGTGAAAAGCCACGAAAGTGACCAAATGACGTTGATAGCACAACTCATTTATTTTGATGCTTGTGCTAAGTGTGGTGTAGTACCTGAATCGCGTGACGCTGAAGTAATAGCGAAACGCACCGAAGATGAGGGTTTATCTTTTCTTACGATAACCCTCCCGTCCTTATGTAGTGACATTGAAATGTCATTTGAGGATGGTTGTATCTCTGCATCATCTTTCAGATCTTTCAAGAAAGATGGACGAATCCCCGCATTTCTGCGAGGTATCATCAGAGAAATCTTCGATCAGGACACTGGTATTTTGCTTAATGGTGATGTGTCCAATTACGTTGAGGCTGTTAGACAAATTTGCCTTACGTTTAAGAAGATACTGATCCCTTGTTCTGAGAAGCGAAATAAAATCGCTTTAAGGGAGTTTAAGCAAATTGAGCAGGACTTTAACGAGGAGATTATTGAAGATGTTACAAAAACCTTCAAAAAGTTTTCTGACCATGTCTGGTTTAATATCAATTGCAGCTTACATCTTATTGAAGCTGTTCCCAGACATGGACCCGGTGCTACAGCAGATCGCCGAGCTAATAACCAAAAGTTCGACCCTGCAGTAGAATGGTATGAGAGGTTAGAACCGTTTTTCCCGCCCGATTCGTATATTCAAATCGGTGTCGAGTGTGGCAATGACCTCAAATATAAATCCATACCACCGGAGGACGAGCGTCCTGTAAAGGTAACGCTCGTCCCAAAAACGTTAAAGTCACCCAGAATCATAGCAATTGAGCCGACCTGTATGCAATATACGCAACAGGCCCTCTCTAGTCTATTAGTTAAAAGACTCGAGAGTGATCCATTGACAAAAGGTCATATTAATTTTAAAGACCAATCAGTGAATCAGGTTTTAGCTGCTAGATCGTCGGTCGATAAATCTTTTGCTACATTAGATTTATCTTCTGCTAGTGATAGAGTTCCTCTTGATCTGGCATTAGTCATGTTTGACCAAAACCCGGATTTTAGGGATGCGGTTAAAGCATGCAGGTCGACGAAGGCGATGCTCCCGGATGGAGAAATACTTCATCTCAGAAAATTCGCCTCTATGGGATCTGCACTTTGTTTTCCTATAGAAGCTATGTACTTTTACACTATATGTGTAATAGCTTTGTATAAGGCGACAAAGTTGCCAGTGTGTCATGCTAGCCTGTGTAAAATTGCTAGTATGATTTACGTCTATGGCGACGATATTCTCGTCCCCACGGATTATGCACCTGTTGTCATTGATCATCTGCACTTGTACAGGTGTAAGGTGAATAAACGCAAGAGCTTCTATAAAAGTAATTTCAGGGAGTCTTGCGGAGCTGATTGTTACTACGGTGAATCGGTTACACCGGTTTACATTAGAACGTGTCAGCCCATTGACAAGCGGAATGCCAGGGAGTTGATCTCGCATACTTCAACAGCCAATCAGTTTTACTTGAAAGGTTATTGGAGAGTTGCCCGACATATGTTTGGGATTATCGAGTCTATACTCGGTCCTTTACCGTATGTTAGGAGAGATTCCCCCGGTCTTGGTCGTTTCTCATTTAGGGGCTACTTAGAATACAGTAGGTATAGTAAGGCGAGCAATAAAAATGCGAACCACTATTCCCGACCTGAAATTCGACTGTATGTTCCTTCACCAGTTTATTATCCTGATGAATTGGAGGGAGACGGCGCTCTTGTAAAATGCTTATTAAGTCCTTATAAACCAATAGATCTGATGAAGATCGATGGTAAAGACCAACAGCATTTATCGAGATCCGCACGGTACGGCACCGTCACACTAAAACGCCGCTGGGTTTCTGCTTTTTATTAGCAGGGTATAGGGGTTTATCCCCTGGGTGCAGTCATGAGAATGCGGGCGGAGGG